CGGTACGCTAGCTATTGCTGATATCCCCCACTCCTTACTGGTCGATATCAGCAATAGCTAGCGTACCGGCTGTGTGCTTGGTGTCTGCCATTTTGTTTTCCCAGTTAGCACCGGTAAACAATGCTGTATCGTCTGGGCTTGATCCACCGTTGGCGATATCCCAAGCGTAACCTTTAAGCTTGATGCCGAAAGAGTAGTCAGCCTGCCAAGTTGTTTCAATTCGGCGATTACCGTTGTTTGTTTCCATGTTAGTCAGAATGTCTGAAGCGTTATCAACAACAACACCACCAGCAACTAACGATAGAACCTTTGTTTTATTCGGAGTACCCGCAACTTCTAGAGCTGGGATGTCCGAGATAACAAAGATTTTACCTAGAATCGACTGAATGCGAACGCTAGATGAATCAAATAGTCGCTCACCGTTAGCCAAGCCTTTCTCTAGCAACTTGTGGTAAGCGGGGCCAGACATAACATCGGCAAGTAGCATTCCAGAGCGATCTTTAAACTTAGCGTGAGAACCGTTAAGCACTGTTTGAGTTAGCGCGCCAGCACCAGCAGTTAGAGCTGACACATCGTTAACCAATGCAGGGATATTCTCAACAGCCGCCACAGCAGAACCTACAGCAGTATTTAACTGGTCAGCCAATAGCGCATCAGCAAAACCCTGAGAAATAACGTTGATCGCTTCTTCTGGATTTGCAGATAACCAGGTTAGCTGTGATGGTTCAAACAACACTGGGCCAAAACCGCCAGCAACTTTAACGCCGACCAATTCAGACTCAGAAAGAGTTGTTGCAGCTTGCGAGCTGTTGGCATCATCGCGATTAACACGACGTTGAGCGCTTGCTAATGAATCATAGAATGATGCACGGGTATAGTTACCCATCCATCGGGCCATATCGAGAACAATAGTACCGCCTGAGTTGCTGTTAAACTTTTGCAGGTCTTGACCTAGTAGCTCAATGGTGCGCAGTCGGATTTGTTCGTTGTATACTTGCATGTCTAGTAAAGCCATAATTTCTTACCTTTTATTGTGTTAAACCTGACGCCTTCAGACGTTGCTGAAATGCGGAATTTTCGTTTGATGCAGTTGCACCGCTTGATTGAGTTACTCCAGCCCCGCCAGAATCAACACCTTTTAAAACTTGTTTATAGTCAGAGTTATCAGCAGCCCAGCCTTTGAATGACTCTACACTATCCGCTACCACTTCACCGTTATGTTTGAATGTAGTGATCGCCTTTCCTTCTTCATTATAACTAATGTCAAGCGCACTTGACAACATAGCCTTCCCAGCGTAACCCATATCAGGGTGTAGCATGGTTTGTAAGTCTGCCATTACAGAGGTTTTATCTCTGTCTAGTAATGCATTTCTCGCCTTGTCTGATTCAGCTTTGATTGATGCTAGCTGCTCAGCGTTGACCTTTTCATAGTGAGACTTGAGACCATCCATGTCACCAGCAAGCTTTAGCTTTTCTTCTTCTGCTAACTGCAAAGCCTTGCGCGTGTCCTCTGCCTGCTGCAACGCCTCTTGAGCCTTAACTGTTGCGGCGTCTTTCTCGCTGCGGAATGAGTCACGATTAGTAACCAAGCCATTAACGCGCTCATTAGCCATTACCATTAATTCTTCCGGTGTTTTACCTTCAAAATCTGCCGCTGTAAACTCGCTCATGTTATCCTCCAAGGATAGTTAGTGGCTCCTGCCACGTTATTGATTAAATGATTATATCATTGTTTGTTTTGTTTACGTAATATCTCGCCTAGGCGGTTATTTCTCTCTGACATTTGCTTCACAGTTAACGGTTGAAACAATGAATCAACCGTTGCCTTGGCGAATGATTCAGGTGTCATAGTTCCGTCTTTTAGTCCAGCTCTAAACGCCTTACCTAAAGTCGGCCCCATAATCTTATCCTGGTCAGCAGCGCCAAGGGATCGCATTTTGTCGTAATAAATGCCTTTGCTTGATACTGGCTTAGGGTCTCTCAAACCGTCTACAGTGAAAGATGATGCGCGTTTTGTGCTGTCATCGTCTAACCTGTATCGCTCGTCAACGTCATAGCTTAGAGCGCTTCTGCAATTTCTATGGCGAGGTGGCGACCATGCCGAAAACTTGGGGTTACTTGCTTTCATTGTGGTTTGGTCTGCGCTGCGGCAAGTTTGCGAGGTCTGAGAATCCAAGACAGCAATAAACACGTAACCCTTAACCAGCTTTGAGTTAGCCTCGCCAAATTGAACGCGAGTAACGTTAGCTGTGTGATTTGTTAGCGTTGCGCTGAGCGAGTTAGCACTTCTGCGCGACCTATCCAATACGCTCTTGGACGCCTTACGCCCTGTGTAATGTATTTGTGTATAAAGCGCGTCAGCTACTTCTTTACCGTTCACCGCACCTTGCATAGACGCTAGGGTCGCTGAATTAATCTCGCTTACATATGAAGACTTGAAGGCATCTTGCGAGCCTCGGTAAGTAGTCCACGATTTATCACCTTGCTGAATAGGCGTACCGATTACGGCAGTAGTAACGTCCGACTTTTTAGGCTCGTTAATATCAACATCTGAAATGATAGCGGTATCTAGAGCCATTACTCCAGTCGTAACCTCTTCATCGCTAACCAGTTTCATTTGAGTATCGAGATACTTGTTATATTCTTTGTATTCGAGGTTAGTTAGCACACCTATATCTTTAAGTATTTTATCCTGGCGCTTCTTTGTGATGGATTTATCTTCATACGGTTTGAGAATATCAAATATGCCTGATTCGATTCTCTTAGCGTATGGAACAAAATCAGCACCTAATTGCTTAGCTACTCGCTGAAGGTCTGCGGTTTGTTGTGCTGCTATTGTTGTGAGGACTTCGGTTGTCATTTTATCCCTGACTGGTCGGAGCAGTGTTTTAGGCATTTTACCATATAATCAAGAGAGTTAATAAATGGAGGTTGCGATGGACTTTATGCAGGAGTGGCTGGATAGATTTTTAGATTGCTTTGATCACCCTTTGAGTAAGCTTGGGTGTGATAGCACACATGATAATTGCGATTTCAAGCTAAACGAAATAACAAAAGCATTAAGGGGTGAGTGATGGATTTGATTATTAGGTTTTTAGATATAGAGAAGGGCTTTAGAACCATCGAGGCGTGTTTGGCTTCTGAGTTTTGCGGTATTAGCGGTGCTATCAATGCTGAATACGTAAAATCAATGGTTGATCTCGGGTTTATTGTTAATGGTAAGTTCCTTCCTGTGTGGGACATATTCGCGCTAGTTAGTGGCATGCATCCAGACAGTGCAGCTAAAAGAACGTTTATTCTTGAATCAATAGCGTGTGATTTAAGCCTTATTTACAACTTATCGAGAGGTTATGATGAGTGATAACAAAACAATGGAAGCTGTATCAAGAATGTTCGGTGAGCCTATGCCGATAACGGATAAAGCAAGTTGCAATTGGGATTTAGTATGTAAAAACGAATCGGCTAGAGTTAACGGACGCCTAGTTGCTTCGCTGGTAAATAGCAGCCGAGCGGTGTGGCTTGGTGGCAACTCTGATATTTTAATTGAGTGGGAGTCGTCATCAGTCAAAGTGTCAAGCGATGAGTTTAGCGCAATGGTCACTGAAATGTCAGAGGGGACTTACTAAAATAAAGCCCCTTCCTTGGGGCTTATTCTCTACTCTTGGCTGGCCAATTGCTCACGCAGCGCGTCAATTTCAGCTTGTAGCACTGCTTCTTTCTCGTTGATGCCTGTTAATGATTCATTGTCTTTCATTAGCTCATCAGCTATCTGCTCGTTATCAAGCTTGGTTAATCCTGCTTGCCTTGCTGAATCATTCAGCGTGGTTTGAGGCAATACACCACCTTGAACCAATGCTAGGTGAACGTTGAGCAGTTCGGGCGTCATTTCATCAGTAACAAACTTAGAGTTAACCTTGTAAGTATCACCAATCGGCGCCCCCGCAAACATCGCCAAATATTCTAGCTGCTTCTCAATGCCTGAAGATGCGTTGTGAGATATACGCCCTAGTGTTGATAGTGACGAGCCTGTTTCTATTTTCTTTTGCCCTAATGTCATCGCTGAGCCGTTAGGCTGGATTAACTGAGCGCCGGCCTGTATCATTCTGTCTTGGTCGCGCAGCATTTCTTGCGGGATAGCCCCGGTAGCTTCAAGCTGCAACAGCTCAACTTTATCCCCAGCCTTAAACATGTTCTTACCCTTCGCCCCAGTGTCTAAGCCGGTAGGGTTTAATGCGTCAAACTCGTGACCTTCCATATCGGTGAACACGTTTGTCTGGCCTTGTCCGTGATAGTAAAGGTTGTCCCTATTGTCACAGTCAAGCGAGAAGTGGCCTAGATTGATATGCGCTAAATCAAACATAGGAGGCTTTGAGTATGCCGGCGTGTTAGCGTCCGAACCATAGAATACAAACGGAATTTCCTGTAATGCCTTGCCACCAGCTCGTGGTGTTGACTCTTTTATCAGCTCGTCCTTTTCGTTGTACAACCGATTAACGTAAACGCCATTGATCAGCATTAGTCGGCGAGTATACATAACGCATTCATAGCTAAAATCATCGTCCTTTGATTTAACTGTTGTTGGTTCGTTTAGTCGAATATCTACTACAGAACCATTCATAACCACGACTCGAAGAATGT